TTGTAGCCATGAATTTTCTACGCTCTTCAAGTCTTCTTTGTTCAGCTGTTAATGCTTGTGATATTTGAGGAATTGTACTATATTGTTTAGGTACAAAACTAAATTCTTTTTGTTTAACTATAGGACTTCATGCTGTTTGTAACTTAGGAATTTCTCCACCTTCAGCTTTTTTAACTATTCAAGGGTGAGGAATTCTTATTTGACCATCTACTACATTAAAAGATTTCCCACCTATATTTTCCATTCATGGATTAAATACTTTATCAACAGCGAGTTGTTTAACTTCTTCTCCAGAAGTATTTGCTTTTTGAAGTAAGTTATAATATTTAGCATTTTTAACTCCTGCATTGTTCATTTTAGAAGTACTACCAAAATAAGATAAACCATATCCTGGCCTATTCCCCATTTTTATTAATGATTCATAAGAATCAGGAGATAATCCAGAAATATTCGGATTGTGTACTTGTTCATATTTCCTAGCTACATCAAATGCTTTTTTATACTCCTTTTTATTTAAGTAGTTAACCACTCTCAATTCTGGAATAACTTCAGGAACATCAGCACTTAGTCAACTACCTTTTGGTAAATACTCCCCTATTCCTTTTTGATAAAATGATTTTACTTCTCCCTTTGGGATTACTCCCGTTACTTCACTTGTTAAAGGATTTTCTGCAGTTAATCTAAAATTATATGCAAATGGGGTATCAGTATGTATTTTATTAATACTCATACTAGCATTTGGAGTTTCTACGCCATATTTATTTAATAATCCATTTTTATCAAATGCAGTAATAACTTCTGAATTTGGCCCTAATTTAGTAATAGTTCTTCCTTGTACTACTCTAGTCGAATTTCTAGGGTTAAACCTAGATATTAAGTATTTACCATTACTATCTAAATAACCCTTTCTTGGTAGTATAAGATCAGCTGCGTCATGTCTTAAATTATAGGCTACCTTACCTAAATTTGCAGATTCCTGTATTCCTTGTTTAATATAAGGAGAAGCAGCTTTCAATAAACTTCCAGCATAGTACCCAGGATTAGTTAGATCTGCTGCAAATTTATCAATACCACTATGAGATCCTCCTACACTTTTATCTAACATATTTCCTCAACTAGTATATTTGCCTTTAGATAGTGCTTCAGTACCTAAATCAACTGCTTTACCAGCTCACATTGCTTGTCCAACTCCCGGAATTAAATAAGGAGCTACTTCAACAGCATGCTCCAATTGTTGGGATTCTTTTTCTTTGTTTTTTAAATACCCTTGAATCTTTCCCTGCTCATTAACTTTCTTATTAGATTGTTTTTGTTCTATAGCAGTTTTATTCTTCCCTTGAGATAAAGTTTGTTTATTTTCTGGAGCTGTGGATTGCCCAAAATTATTCATATTAAAAACATATTGTTTAGATGCTTTAATAGGTTGTATAACTTCTCTTGGGAGATAAGATATAACTGCATCTTTCCTTTCTATAGGACTTCATGGTATTTGATATTTTGGTATGTATTTCATTATTTTCTTTTAATTAGTGTTCCTTTCTTTGCATATTGAAGAGACTGAGATTGTTGATTTTTATTTTGTGCTACTGTATTTAAAGTTTTTAATACCTCTTCATCAGTACCATGAATTTCTTTTAAATATTTAAATGAATCATCTCCTTGTAGTTTCTGCAAATCTTTTTGTTGTACTGGAACTCCGGGAACAGCATTTAATTTTTTTCTAACATCCATTATATTAGGATACCATTCTTTATCTTTACCGTTAAGTCAATTTAATGGATTGGATATCCCAGTTAATTGTGTACTTAGTTTCACACTAGATTCAGGTGTTTTTAATATTCCTAAACTACTATCTGAAATAGTACTATACCCATAGTAATTTGCTTTTTTATTTGCAGTAGAAACATCATCATCTCAAGAAACTTGTCCGTTATTTAATGCATTTGGCGGATTAGATCCTACTGGATAAGTTCTAATATTAGCTAAAGTATTAGGTATATTAGTAACCCTCTCTTTTCCAATTTTATTAAAGTAAGCTTCTTTACTTGCACCAAATTGATCATTTAATTTTGTTGTAGTTATTGGATTACTAAATCAACTCTTAACGTAAGGATCTACAGGAGTAGCAACTAATCCAGCTTGACCTTTTAATATACCTCCTTGTTGTCTTTTAACAGTTCTATCTGCACCAGTAGTAGCATCTAAACCATTAATAATAACATTAGGTTCTCGTGTTTTCATATAATTATTAAAGGCTTGTATACCATGACTATTATAATTTTGAGCACTAGGTGTAAACATATCTATAGAATCCTTATTTAATGATCATCTACCTCCTGGTGTTTGAGGAGTAGAAAAGTTAGATTGATTTGAGAATGTCCAATGATTAGGTTTCTTATAAGTATCATAAAGATGTTGTTTAGGATTAGACGCAAACTTTTGCATCAATGAATATGGTTCATTGACGTATGCTTCTTTTAAAGAATACATTGCTGTATCATTCTTTTCTTTAGGAACTGTTTTGTATCAATCTTCAAATGACGGTTTAGTCTTTAAACCATTTTGCCCTTTAATAATATATTTGTTATATTTCATTATAAATTTTTTTAATAATCTTTTAAAGTACAAAGGTATAATAATATTCCGAATAAAAAATATAATTAAATATACTTTTTAATATATTCTATTAAAATAGTATTTAATATATTATTTTAAAAGTTAGATAATAAAAAAAATAAATTAAGAAATAAAATAGTTTATAAAACTAATAACTCTTGAAAAAATAAAAATTTTGATTTTTATCAAAAAAAATGTATTATCTTTGTATCAGTAATTAAAGCAAATGATATATGGAAGAAATGTTAATGAGACATGGTTATGTTGACCAAAATGAAAATACTTGGGTTAAAGGAGATTGGACAGTTAGATTCGATAAAAATTCAGTTGAAATTTTCAATGATCCAGATAAAGCACCTGGTAAATATTATACTGGACCAATAAATAAAATAACTATAGAAGATTATTTAGAAGAAATAGATAATAATATAAAACAATTTGAAGAAATTAAAATTGAACCAGGAGTACTTAATCAATTAAAGGCTGTTCCAGTTTATTATTATGAAAAATTGACTGTAGAAAAGATAGAAGAAGTTATGTTAAAATTAGAAAAAGAACATAAACTTAAAGAAGAACATAAATAAGTTCTTAATATGTTTGGTACAAAAGAACAATTGATAAAAGAAATGGATATATTTAATCAAGCAGTAAAAGATTATTTAAAAGAAATAAAATAATGTTTGGACGAGTAGAAATAATGAAAATTGGAGGAACTATTAAACGAGTAGATCATTATTTATGTTTAAATATAGATAACTCAGAAATAATTCAAATGATAAAAGATCGAACTAATCCAAAAGATAGAGCAACAGTTAACAAAATTATATATGATCCTAATATATTACCAGAATTCTGTATTCCTACAAGAGAATATAAATACCATGATAAATGGGGAAACTATTGGGATAATTGGATAGATTAAGTTTAGGAAACTATAATCCTAACATACGCAAGTGGCAGAGTGGTTAAATGCTGGAGTCTTCAAAACTTCTGATGTCCTTCCAACCGACATCCCTGGGTTCGAATCCTGGCTTGCGTGCAAAGTATAAGGTATGTGACACATAGAAAAATGAGTATATTTTTAAGCAATAATTAATCTCACATTAACCGAGTACACGACCCCATTATTAATAGTAGTGGGGTTTTTATTAACTATTAAAACAAATTAACAAATTAACAAATTAATGAATTCGGGAAAGAAATTTTTATCTGATCTTAAGCTTCACAGTGATTATTTAAAGTGAAGAGAAGTAGATCAGCGTTACGAAACATGGGAAGAAGCATGTGAGTCTATTGTCGATGGACATAGAGTACATTATGCAGGAATACCGGGATTAAAAGAAGAGATAGATTTTGCTCTAGGTCTTATGAAAGAGAAATCAATATTAGCTTCACAAAGAAACTTACAATATCGTCCAGAACAAATAACGCGCAATAATGCACGTTTATATAATTGTTCTTCAATGTATGCAGCAAGGAATAAAATATTTCAAGAAGTATTTTTCCTTTCTTTAAGTGGTTGTGGTGTAGGCTTAGGCTTATTGATTCCTTTCGTAAATAACATATCACGCATTCAAAAACCTACTTTAGGTACAAAAACATATTTTATCCAAGACTCTATAGAGGGTTGGTCAGATGCTTTTGGAGTTTTAATGTCATCATTCTTTGTTGACAAACAACCATTTCCAGAATATGCTGGATATGAAATAAAATTTGATTATTCTTTAATAAGAGAAAAAGGATCCTATATCAGTGGAGGATTCAAAGCTCCAGGTTCAGAAGGTTTAAGAGAATCTTTTAATAAAATAGAAAATTTAATTAATCATTGGATAATCAAAGAAGGAAATAAGATAAGACCTATATTAGTATGTGATATATTATGTCATGCATCTGATGCAGTTTTATCAGGAGGAGTTAGACGATCAGCTCTTAATATGATTGTTGATCCTCATGATTATGAAATGATTAACGCTAAAATTGGTAACTGGGATTTAGAAAATCCACAACGTGGACGTACTAATAATTCAGTATTAATGTTAAGAAATTATACATCAAAAGAATATTTTCAATCTGTAGTTAAATTAAATCAAGGTATGTCTGATATAGGATTCGCTTTTGCAAACTCATGGTTTGATATGTTTAATCCTTGTTTTGAAATTCTTAAACTTCCTATACTTGGAAAGTATCCATTTGATACAATTGATTACGATGATGTAGAACAATTTATCAAAGACAATGAAGATAAACTTGGAGTTGCTTTTTGTAATCTTACAGAGATAAATGCTGAAGCTTGTAAAACAGAAAGAGATTTTTATGAAGCATGTGCGGCAGCAACTATTATTGGAACATTACAAGCTGGATATACATCATTTCCTTATCTTGGAAAAGTAACTGAGGAAATCGTAAGACAAGAAGCTTTATTAGGAGTATCTGTAACTGGTTGGATGAATAATCCAATGTTATTAAAAGCAGAACTATTAAAGAATGGAGCATCATTAGTAAAGACTATTAATAAAAAGATTGCTAAAATGATTGGTATTAATCAAGCTGCAAGAACAACAACGGTAAAACCTTCTGGTAATGCATCAGTAGTATTAGGAACTGCATCAGGTATTCATCCTGAACATTCAGAAAGATACTTTCGTATTATGCAACTTAATAAAGAAAACGATACAGCTAAATGGTTAGTTGAACATATGCCCTACCTTTTAGAGGATAGTGTTTGGTCAAGTACTAATAATGATTATGTTGTTTATGTTCCAATTCAAAATCCTAAAGAAGGACTTTACAAGAAAGATATGAAAGGTATCAAACATCTTGAACTAATAAAACTTGTACAAACTAATTGGGTAAATGAAGGAACTAATAGAGAACTTTGTTTATATCCAAACGTTAATCATAATACATCTAATACAGTTATTGTTGATGATCAAAATGCAATAATCGATTATATTTGGGAGTACAAAAAAGATTTTACAGCAGTATCATTTATATCTGATTATGGTGATAAAGATTTTACTCAAGCTCCATTTACTTCGGTAAGTACAGCTGAAGAAATATTTGCTACATATGGTAAGGCTGCATTATTTGCATCAGGTCTTGTTGTAGATGGTCTTCATTATTTTAATGATAATCTATGAATTGCTTGTGATATGCTTAAAGATAAATCTATTCCTGTTACAGGAACAAGAGAACAAGTTATGCTTAAAAAATATTGATTAGCAAGAGCTAAAAAATTCTCAAAGAATTTTTTCAAAGGAGATATGCAGAAAACAATCTACTGTCTTAAAGACATACATCTACTTCATAAGTGGGAAATTATTAACAGATCGTTTAAACCTGTTGACTTTGGTGAAATTTTAAATAAACCAATATATAAAGACATTAGTGATTTTGCAGCTCAAGCATGTGCTGGAGGAACTTGTGAAATTACTAGATTATAAATTTAATAAAAACTTATGGGAGACAGAAAACACAAACCGAGATTACCCGAAAAACAATCTAAACTAGTTCAGAACTTTGAACCAAAAAACGACAAACAAAAAGAATTTGTTGATCTAATAGATTCGCACGAAATTATAATTGCAACAGGTCCTGCCGGAACAGGTAAGACGTATGTTACACTTGCTACTGCATTAAATCTATTATCGGCTGGTTATAAAAAAGTAATACTAGTTAAGTCTGTAACAACTATACCTGGAGAGGAAATAGGATTCCTCAAAGGAAGTATGGAACAAAAAATGGAGCCATTTATAATGTCTTATATGTGAAACATAGATAAAATTTGTGGTGAATTTTCTGCTCAAAAATTAATGGATGCTAAGTTAATAGAAGTATTACCTTTAGCTTTTATTAGAGGATTATCTATTGATAATGCTGTAGTTATAATTGATGAAACTCAAAATATTGATGTTCATACATTTAAAACATTAATGACTAGAATTGGAGATAATTCAAAATATATTTTACTTGGTGATACTGAGCAAATTGATAGAAAGAAAAAGAACGAATCATGTTTAGCAAACGTTATAGAAATATTTAAAGATTCATCTATTATAGGAACAATAAATTTTACAGATGAAGATTGTGTTAGAAACCCAATTATTCCTGTAATACTTGCAAAATTAAGAGAACACGGAATCTAAAGTTTAAGGAGACAATTATTTGTCTCCTTTTTTCTGTTTTATATAAACAAAAATTATAAAAGATTAAATATATTTTCTAATTTAATTTTTTTAATGATTATTATTTTTGTTACAAAAATTATTGATACCTTTGCACAAATAATGAGTATCAAATAATTAAAATTATATTAATAATAAATGAATGTTATATTTCAATTTTTTAAACATATTGCCATAAATTATGGAACAACTTTTGCTGTATTATTTTTAATCTTAGCTTTAGTTTTATTCGGAATATTTTTCATCGTTAAAACATTTCCGGATCTTATAAAAGATTATGTTGAACATAAACTTATAGATGGAAATCAAATACATCGTAACAGAACAATTAAAAGAAAGAATGTTTCTCCTTTGATAACAAAAAAATTATCTAAGTTAATTGTTGATACTAATGCAGATAGAGCTTTACTTTTAGAATTTACAAATGGAACTTCTAATTTAGCAGGATTACCATTTTTATTTATAAGCGCAACAAGTGAATCTTTAAGTATGGGAACAAGTAGTGTAGCACATATATATCAAAGAATTAATATATCTCTATTTGCAAATTTTATTTTAGATCTTGAGCATAATAGTTATTTTTATGCTAAAGATATAGAAGATATGAAAACAGATTATCCTTTTATATATAATTTTATGAGTCCTAATGGTGTTAAATCTGTATTATTTTATTCTATTTATGGAGTTAACGATACACTTGGATTTATTGTTTTAACATCTATAAACGGGAAAACATTTACAAGAAAAGACGCATTACCTTTAATAGCTGGAACAGCTCAAAAAGTTAGTTCGTTATTAAATTTAGAAGAATTAGGAGAAGAAATAAAATAAAATAATATGAAAAATGAAAATGAAGTTAACTTTGATGAATTAGAAATAGATAAAGAAAATTCAACAGTAAGTTATAATGACAAATTACACAAATATTGGACTAAAGATTCCAATCAATCGTGTATATCCGTAACAACCCTTATCCATAAATTTACAGTATTTGATGAAGATTTTTGGTCATCATATAAAGCACTTGAAAGTTTAGCAGGAGAAGAAAATTTCAAAGATATTAAACCAGATTTATTAAATGCAAAAGTATTTAGTAATAGATATTTAGATATGACTGGTATAAGAGAAGAAGATTTCTTTGAAAGAAAACAAGAAATATTAAATGAATGGGCTGAAAAAAGAGAAGCTTCTTGTATTAGAGGAACAGCTATTCATAGACAACATGAACTTGAACATTTAGCTGGAAAAACAAAAGAATTAAGTCACTTAGGATTAGGTGGTAAATTTTCAACAACTACAACTAATGCGTTAGAGTTTGGCACACAAAAAGTTTATCCTGAACTATTATTATCACGTATATCCCCAGATAACAAACTTAGACTTGCGGGACAAGCTGACCTAGTAATTGTAGATGGAAATGATGTTTATATATTAGACTATAAAACTAATAAAGAAATAAAAACTAAATCCTTTTATGATAAAAGACTTAAGCGATCACAGATGATGAAGTATCCATTAAACAATTTACAAGATACTAATTTTTGGCATTACAGTTTACAATTATCTACTTATGCTTGGATGATTCAAAAAGTAAATCCTGAATTTAATATTAAAGCTCTTATACTAATACATTATGACCACAATGATAATTGTACAACCTATGAATGTGAATACTTAAAACAAGATGTAGAAAGAATGTTGGGATATTATAAAAACCAAATTGAACATGATGAATTTAAAAAATCCAGAGAAAAGATTTTATTTTAAAATTATATTATATATAGGAATCATTAGTATTATAATTTTCGGAATTATGTGATTAATCGGATCTATTAAGATTAAAGAAAATAATTATCGAGATAAACATAATAGTATTGTAATACAATATGATGTTAAAATAAAACAAAAAGATAGTATTAATAAAATACTTATAAAAAAACAAGAAAAATTAGAAATTCAAATTGATTCTTTAGAACGTATTAAAACAGGAATAAATATAGACTATGGTAAAAAAATTAAAAATGTTTATGATGCTTCTGCTATTGAGCATGCCATATGGATGGACACAGTCCTTGAAAAATTGAACAATAACAAAAAGTAATCAAGATACAGTTATAACATATAATTTCACAAAAGAAGAATTTATGAATCTTAGAATGTATGTTACTGAACTTGAACGAGATTCAAAGTTATATAAAATTAACGAAATAGAATTGTTAAAAAAAGATTCTATAATAGAAAATAAACAATTACAGATAGTGAATAAAGATTCTATTATAGAATTTAAAGATACAATAATTTCTATTCATACAACGGAGTTAAAAAAATTAGATGAACAATTTAAAGTAGAACAAGAACTTAAAATTAAGTTTCAAAAACAAGCTACTACTATTCCGTACTGATTAGGTGGAGGTGGTGTATTAGGATTTATATTATGTCTATTGTTAACCAAATAATTAATGGAACAATTAAAAACATCTTAAATAAAGATGATGAATTGTATCAGAAAAGAATAATTGTTTGCAGACAATGTAAATTAATAAAACAAGATAACGTATTTGGAGAAATTTGTAATCCACAATTATATATGAATGATCAAGGTGAAATATCACATACATCTAAATCAGGATTTAAAAATGGTTGTGGTTGCGTTCTTAGATCAAAAACTAGAGTAAAGGACGCACATTGTCCTTTGAATAGATGATAATGTTAAATGATAAATGAAAATAAAATATGAGTTTTAGTGAAGAACAAAGAGGTATATACTTCATGGGTGGTAAAAAAGATAATTATAAAGGATTAATTTTACCAGAAAATGCTTTAGAAAAAGAATTTGAAAAAGCAAGAGATGAAAAAGAAGCAGCAGAAGGAAGAGCTTTATTATTAGAATTAGAAAAACAAAAACAAGAAGAACTTAATAGTAAACTTGAAAAATTAGAAATGTTACCTTTAGGTGACAAAGTAATTCTATTACCTTATCCTGTAAATCCTTATAAAAAGACTTTACAAGGAAGTATTATAGTAGATTATAACGGTGAATTTTTAAATCCTGATTCAGGAGAAAAAGATAAAATGAAAGAATTAGTAGGGTGTGCCAAAGTAATAGAAATTGGTCCAACATGTAAGTATTTAAAAGCAGGTGATGATGTTTATTATTTACCTAATACTGTATTTCCACTACCTTTTATGTCATTAGGTTATAAACTTACAACAGAACCTCAAATTTTATGCGTGTTGAATGAGAGTTTAAAAGAACGATTTAAAATGAATTAAAAAAGATATCTATATGATTAATGATACAAAACAATTTTACTTGCCCGGAGACGTTGTTACTCTAAGACAAGAATTACCAAACAAGCCAACAATGATAGTAGTTCGCAAAGTAACAAAAACTATCAGAGTTAACGAAATGAAAAATGATTTTTTTCAAGGAATCCTATGTAAATGATTTACAACAACAGGAGAATTACAAGAGAGTATTTGAAATACTAAAGACCTAATTAAATTATAACAATTAAAATGACAGACGAAAAAAAACAACAGTTGTTTCCATATTTTGCTTATATGTATTCACAACAACTAGATCCAGAAAAATATGGAAACGCAGGCTCAATAGATGAATGGTCTAGTTTGATTCAAGAAAATCAAAATGATATGAGTCAAATTACCGATGCTGCTTCACAATTAACAGATGAGGAATGAGATAATTTAGAAAAAGAATACTCTTCTGAATCAAATTCAAATGAAAATCAAGACATAGCTTATGCTCAAAAAGGAGCTAAATTAAAACAATTAAAAGCAGCTAGTAAAGGAATTGCTTTTGAAAAAGGAACTACTAAATCTTACGCTAGAACTGAAGTAATGAAACATGGTGGTAAGAAAAAGAAATGTGAATGTGGTTGTGCTGTCGTTACTAAAAAAGCAAAAGGTGGACAATTAGTTGATTCATGTAATTGCTGTGGTAAAGTTCATGATACTCAATCATTTGAACAAGGTGGTAATATATTAAAAGCTGGATTAGGAAGAAAAATTATGTCTAATCCTTGAACAGGTACATTAGCATTAGCAGGTATGGAAGCATTAGCACTAGGAACACCATTTACTGCTCCTGCAATGGCTGGATTAGGAGCTTTATATTCAGCTTATAATAATGATAATAATAATGATAATAATGATGATAAACAAAAATATGTATCAGATCACGGTTATGGTAATTTTAAACCTGGATTAAAAACATATAAAAACGCATTTCCAATTGGAGCGCAAATTAAACAACATATAACTGATGCTACTGCAATTCCTGGAGCTAAATTTAGGACTATTGAAACGTCAAATTCATTTGATTCTCCTGGAGCAACAGGACATAAATCATATTCTACAATTATAAAAAATAACGTTGGACGTACAAGTAGAATAGACTTTCAAAGTACTTTAAAAAATCAAAAAGGAAATAATACTCCACCTGCTAAAACTGGATCTAATCCAGCAACTTCAACAAATGTTAAACCTAAAGTTAAAAATAGAGTAGGAGCAACTACTTCAACTACTTCAAGACAAACTACTCAACAATCAAACGTAGTTGATCCATCTATACAATCGGTTAGAGATACAGATTCCGCCGTAAGAGCTAAACAAGCAATCTTAGTAAAAGCAGGATTATTAGATCCAAAAGCTGGGAAAGGTAGAAAAGCTGTAGATGGAATATGAGGTAAAAAAACACAAGAAGCTTGGGAGAAATATGAAATTAATAAAGAAGTAATGGCTCAAATTAAAAATAATGCTAATCTTCCAGATATTCCAGAATCTTCTCAAATAACAGGTACAGCAGCACAAGCATTTTATAAAAAAGGTGGATTAATTTCAAAGAAACAAGCTGGTGGAGATTCTACAAGTGCAAGTTCTCAAGTTGGCGTTGCTAAATGTGGCGGTAAAGTTAAAGATAGAATCAAAAAAGCTCAAGACGGTGGTAAAACAAAAAATGTTCTTCCTGTTACTAATCATGTAATTAAACCATTAGTTAGTCTTAAAAAAGCAAAAGGTGGAGACTATCTAAAGTAACACTTAAAAAAGATGAAATGCGAAATGCGAAACTTGCTAATCCTAATCCAACACAAATGCAAAAAGTAATTTCTGAAAAGAATAATAAAATAGGAAAAGCTAAATTAAAAATTAAAAAATAAGAATATGAAATTTTTTGTATATGATAATGTAAATGGTAATGTATCACTTGAAGATCCTTCAATAGTTCTTGTAAGAGAATTTGAATCGCTAATGAGTGAAGATAGAAATAAAAGTACATCAGATAAAACTGGTAAAAAACGAGGAAAAGCATTTAAAGAATTTAAATATATATATTTATTCTTTGATTGGGAAAGTCCTTATTTTCAGTATGCTGAACAAGACAGACATAAAGAAGCTCTAAAAGATTCTGGATTATCGGATATAGAATTTGATGATCCAGTTTTTAGAGAAGCATGTATAAAATATAACGAAATTCAAGATTCATCACAAGATATAAAAATTTTAAAATCAGCTATGAGTGCTGTTGATAAAGTTGCATATTATTTAGAGAATGTTGATATGCAAGAAAGAGATCCTGTTACAGGCAAGCCTATTTTTAAAACAAAAGATATAATTGCTGAAATAAAAGGATGTAAAGATTTAATATCAACCTTACGTGAATTAAAAATACAAGTTCAGAAAGGTCTTGAAATTGAGAATAATGTTAGAGGTAATGTGGAAATTGGACTATTTGATTAATGATTATGGAAAGTATTAAATGGGATTTCCCAATAGAAACAGAAATTGAATATTTTGATAGTTACGCATCATATGAGTTAACTGGTTATAGACCTATTAATGATACACAAGGATTAGATTTTAAACCTGATTGATTTAGAGAAGATGCAATAAACAAATTGAAGACAGGACGATATAGTCCTGTAACAATTCCAATAGGATCAAAGACTCACAGAGATTGATGGAAAGAAAGAATTCGTAGATGTAATGAAGGTTATGAAGTAAACGGTTATTATATAACTGGAGATAATTATTTCTTTATTAATTTTTATAATCTAAAATCATCTGATGCAGATACTATAAATCAATCTTATGGGTTTCCAGAATTTTTAGTATTTCAATATGAGTATTTTCATTATTTGAAAATATGTGAAATTCTAAAGAAAGATACATCAGTACTCAAAAGTCGTGGTATCGGATTCTCAGAAATGGCATCTAGTTTTATAACTAGACCATATACAACAATTCCTAACTTTAGATCGGTAGTTTCTACGTTTTCAGAAAAACATTTGAAACCTACTCTTGATAAGATATGGATTCAAATGGATTGATTAAATGAAAATACTGAAGGAGCTTTAAAAAGAGTTAGAATGGTAGCTAATACCAAAACTCATAAACGTGCATCTAAAAAAGATACAAGTGGTGGTGAAGCACCAGATAGTCATAAATCAGAAGTTGAAGGACTTGTGTGTGATGAACCTGATAAATTAAGAGGTGATAGAACGCAGATTCTTGTATATGAAGAAGCAGGTGCTGATCCAGCATTGATGAAAAAATGAGTAAAAGGAACAGCTCTTATAACAGTACTTGGAGGTAAACGAGTTGGTAGAAAAATTGCATTTGGTACAGGTGGATCATCTAAAGCTAGTTCTATGGAAGGACTTAAAAGAATGACTAATAATCCTACCGCATATAATATATTACCAGTTCGTCATAATTATACACAAAATGATAAATACATATTAAGTGGTTTATTTATTCCAGCATATAGAATCGTTTATGATTTAGTTGATAAACGAGGATGATGTAATTTAGAAAAAGCTAGAATTTGATATGAACAAGAAAGAATAAAACTTGCAGATACTCCAAAAGATTTATTAGAGTTTAAATCTGAATATTGTTTTACAATAGAAGAAGCACTTATTCAACATGCTGATAATCTTTTTCCTAGAGAAGAATTAGCAGAACAATCTGCACAAATTGAAATATATAAATCAACACCAAAAATACATTCTGGACATCTTGTATGAAAAAAAGATACATCTGATAGAATAGATGGTGTTAAGTGAAGAGAAGATCCACAAGAAGGTAAAATACTTATATTAGAACATCCACTTTTATCAGAAGAAGGTACTGATTATAAAAATTTATATGTTGGAGGAATTGACTCGATAGATATTGATGGAAATCAATCATCTTCAGTTAGGGGTTCATCGGCATCAAAGAGTCTTTCTGATTTTTGTATTGTAATTAAAAAAAGAATTATGGGTGTTTCAGATCCAGGTTATATTGCAATGTATAAAGATAGACCTAGAGATATTAGAGAAGCATATGATAATGCAGCAAAACTTTTAACTTATTACGGCTGTCAAGCAGTATTAGAAAGTACTAGAACAGCAATTATTACATATTTTAGAGAAAGAAAATTTCTTAATCTTTTAATGAAACGTCCACGATCAACAATGCCTGATATAGCAAAAGGTAATAGTCAAATGTTTGGAACTCCAGCAACAACAAAAGTTATTTTACATTATCGAGAATTAGTATATGATTTTTGTTTGGATTATTCTCACACTATTGGATTTAAAGAAATGGTTGATCAACTTTTAGATTATACCGATGAAGCTAAAAAAGATTTTGATATTATAGCTGCTATGGGAATGGCAGAACTTGCGGATGAAGAAATTTCTATTAAGAAACCTGAAGCAAAAGAAAAACCAGGTAAGAAGTTTCAAGACATAGGTTGGTGAAAAGACAGTAAAGGATATAAACATTATGGACCAATCCCTCAAAATAGAGAAGAAAAAGAAGTAAGGGCAAGAATTAATTCAAATGATTCATGGTTAGATAAAGACCATAAAAATAGTTATTGAAGTGATTCCCCATCATATAGAAAATTTGAAGCAAATGAACGAATTGATTAATGATCCAATATTAGCAGAAAAAATTAGAGATTATATTAAATGTTGATATAATGCTGAATACAAAGGTTTATTGAAAGTTGAAAAATGAATTGATGATAACTATGATGAAACAAATAGAATATGATTAACAGGTAGTTTAAATAATAATTATTTTTTACAAGATTTAATTATTCTTGAAGATGGTACACCATTGTTACATACACCAGAAAATATAGCAACTACTTATAAATTTACAATTGGTATACCAAGTTATATGGTTCCAACTACAATTGTAATACAATGTTATTCTGATAATGAATTTTTAAATTACATATATTCAGAATTAAGAACAAGAAACTATATACGATTAGATATTTATAAAGTCACAAGAAATTCAGACACAAGAGAAGAATAATATGTATCCAGAAATAAAAGGAGAAAAAGAAAAAGAAATATTGGATAATATTGATAGAGCTATTAATGAATTAGTTTATGAAAAAACTCAAATTATTAAAGCCTATAACTATTATCACGGTAAACGAGATCCGGAACAATTTCGACACTTGGAAGAAAATTATGGAATAGGTACTGCTACATCCGTAGAATTTATTCCTTTAGTTAGAAAACATGTTGATGTGTTAATAGGTGAATACTTATCAACACCATGTCTTCCGAGAGTTTCTTGTAAAGATGATAAAACGTTATCAAGTATAAATAGAGATAAACAACTTAAAATTAACAATGAAGTTGTTAAAGAATTAAATAAACATTTAAAAAATGTATTATATAATACTGCGTCAGGTCAACAAAATGCTATTGATAAAGAAGTAGAAAATCAATTAAATGATTTACATGATTCAATTGATAGAAATTTTATTTCTGATTATGAAATAGCAGCACAAAATATTGTTGATTGATCAATGCAAAGTCGAGCAATTGATTTTACTAATCAACGCAAAGTATTATTAACTGATTTATTAATTAGCGCAACTGGATATTATAAAGTATATCCATCATCAAGTAAAACAAATATAGTTTTAAAAGTATTAAATCCAGTAAATACTTTTATTGATAGAAATCCAGAATCACCTTATTTAAAAAATTCAGCACGTTCTGTAATTAGAGAGTATATGACTAAAGATCAAATACTTGCTAAATATGGAGATTATCTTACTAAAGATGAATTAGATGAATTAGATAGTTTACAAGATTATTCTGTAGATGGATCTTCAACTACATATTTAAGAAGTTATGATTCTATTACAGGTAATACTATGAGTGATGGTATTTTAGGTGGATTTGAAATAACACCGTTACTTCCTTTTGAAAGAAACACATCTAAATATTTTAGAGTATTTCCTGTTTATGAGGTTGAATGGTTAAAAACAGAAAAAGAAAATGGAGAATACATTGTAAATAGATATGAAGGAGTAAGAATTGGAACTAATATTTATATTCCTACTGGTAAATCTGAAAATGTATTTAGAAGTATTGATGATAAAAAATCATGTTCATTAACTGTTAATGGTATATTTTATTCTGATAGAAATGGAGATCCTTTTTCATTATTACTTAAAACTGCTAATTTACAAGACAAAAATGATGTTCTTTATTTTTATAGAGATAATCTTATTTCTGAATCTGGTGCTGCAGGAGATTGATTAGATGTTGCACATTTACCTAAATTCTTAGGTCAAGATACAACAGAAAGATTAATGAAATGAAAAGCTTATAAAAAATCAGGTATTGCTTTAATTGATTCTTCACAAGAAGGAATGCAAATGGCTAATACAACTTTTGGTGGGTATGATGATACAATTAAACTTAATGCTATTCAAGCTATTAATTTAGCCATTCAAACTAATGAAGAAGAGTGTTCTTTAATAACAGGAGTTTTTAGAGAAAAACTTGGTGGTGTAGAACAAAGAGATGCTGTAACAAATGTACAAGTTGGTGTAAAACAATCAGGTTTAATTACTAAACAATATTATCAAATCATGGATTTAATGACAAGAGAAATATTAATTGATATTTTAAATTTAGCTAAAATTGTTTATAAGAAAGGAATTTCTGGAACATTAATTCTTGGTGATAGACTTAATAAAATTTTTACAGCATTACCAGAATATTATACAGCTTCAGATCACGATATACATATTGTTGATAGTGCTGAAATAATTAAAGAACAAGAGACAATCAAACAATATGGAATGGAATTATTAAAAGGAAATCTTTTAGATCCAGAAACATTATTAGAACTTATGACTGCAAAAAGTCTTACTAGAATGAAAGAAGATGTTAAAACTTCTCTCACTAAAAAGAAAAAAGAGAATGACCAAATTAGTCAACTTAGTCAACAAGCTGAACAACTTCAACAACAATTAAAACAATTAGAACAAGAAAATCAAAAACTTACATCACAAGTTCAAAAACAAAATGGTGAAAAAATGCAAATGGAACAAGAACGTTTACAATTTGATAAAGAACTTGGTTGGTATGAAGCTAAAAATTTGAAAGAGTATAATGAAGCTAAAATGGAATGAGAAAAGAAACGAATTCAATTAGAAGGATTACAATTAATTGATAATAATAATCAAAATAATGAAATTAGAAATGAATAATATAATAAAAGAATTAAAAGAAAGATGGTTTGCTGAAAGTCCACAATTATTTCAAAAAATAACAAATGTTTGTACTACATTAGGTAGTGCAGCATTTGGTGTATTGGCAATGAATACAGTATTAACTTTAACACAATATGGTATTGATCCAATCGTGTTTACAATATGTGGATATATTCTTGTTGGTGCGGGTGCAATGGGTTTAACTTCTAAAATAACAAAACAAGATGGCAAATAAAACAATTGTTGAATTAACACTTGATAATATAACTGGAGAAGAACAAGTTCCCGTATGAGATGTAATCACAGGAACAACTAAAAAAACAACTGTGCAAACTATTGTTGATAAAGCTACTAGTTCTTCCACTATTTATACAGATACTGAAATTGGAAAAATTCATGCTATTCAAAACATTACAGCAGGTGACAACAGTGTGACCATTGATGATACAGACCCGTCAAATCCTATTATTATTGCAAATATGGAACCTCAAGTACCACAAGTACAAAGTGACTGGGATGCAACTGAAGGATTAGGTGAGATATTAAATAAACCTACTTTATTTAGTGGTGATTATGATGATTTATCGAATAAACCTACTATACAAGATGGTAGTAAATGGGAAGATATTCCTGCTGCAACCACTTTACATCC